CCAGCCGATGTGATTGAATTTGACTACCTATTGTCTTGTTCCGCTTGCTGGAACAAAAAGAATATCCCTGCTGACCAAAGGAGAAGCATAAAATGAGTATGTATATTGATCCAAGTCCTGTTGCCCAGCCTGTGCTGATACCTATCAGGCAAGCTATTCGTGAAGAACGTATGAAGATCGAAGATGCCGCATTTGACCATGACGAAACTCTTGATCCGTGGTATCTAAATTTCCTGTTGACTGAACAGGATCGTGGTGTTACTGAAATATTTATAGATTGGGAGTAGATAAAATGTCGAAATGTGAAGTATGTGATAATCACGGTGCTACTGTACCGTATAACGAAGGTATGTATCACAATGAGTGCTTTCAAGAAGTGTATGCGCCTCTTGAAATGACTGATGTTAGATGTGTCGAAGCACATGAAGGTGAACCAACAGCCATTAGTGTTGATGAAGTAGCCAAGACATATTCTGTCTTAGTGTTAGGCACTGTTGAACGTAGGGTTGTTGTCACTGCTGACACCCTAGCCGAAGCAGAGTCCAAGGCAGTGCGTGAATGGGCGTCCCTATTAGGGGGTCATGTTGGCACGGCTGAGTGTGTCGAAGTCCAAATAGAGGAGTAGATAAAATGTTTATTGAAGAATTGAAATTAACAAACGATGAGCGAGATGAACTCATAGCCTACGCTGACGAGTGCATGGAAAAGGAATGGCGGCTCGATCCAGAGGATCAATGGTTTGGCATCATGCCCAAGTGCAGTGACCGGATGTTTGACATCAACTTGTTTGATGGTGATCTATACTGGACTGATGCCGATGACTTCAAAGGCCGTATCGTGGCTGTTGTCCACCTATGCGAACCTACAGATGACGATAACTGGACAACAGGGGACGAGTGTTGCTTCCTCAAGCGGTGGTCTAAATAATTCTTGCTAGACGTATCCACACAAGCAATCATGTACTCTTAACAAACATATGGAGATGTTAATGATATACATATTTAAGAGGGTTCCACTGCTGGGTGATTTTTATCTTGAGTTTAATTATGAAAACAGTTCTTTTTGGGATCAGGAATGGTGCTGTGGTGAATTTTTTGGTTGCTACTGGAAGGTTCGCCTAATCTATACACCTATAAACAGAAACCCATATGACAAAACCAATGATAAGAGAAAAGGAGATGATAGCCCCACTCTCGAAGTTATTGAGAGTGATCGAGAGGTTCAGAGAGATGGACGCAGAGATGCAGACACAGGCCGTAGCCGTTTTTCTTTGTGTTGCAAAATCGCCAATGCCAATTCGTATGTCTGCGGTTGCAGAAGAAATTGGCTTGGCACAGTCCAGCATCAGCCGAAATGTCGCTCTGCTTAGTGAGTGGACAAGGCATCAGGTCAAAGGGCAGGGGTTGCTAGAAGCCTATGAAGACCCTATGGAACGCAGACGCAAACTCGTAAGACTGACCAAGAAAGGAGAGAAGTTTGCGAAATCAATCAGTGAACTTTTATAAGGAGTAACTATGCCAGTACGTCAACGAGGTAGCACATGGCAAGTCGATGTCCGTAAGAAGGGCGTCAAGTTTCGCCATGCGTATGCTACAAAGGAACAGGCCAATGTCATGTTGGCTAAAGTCGAGGAAGCCATTAGTCTTGGCAAGGCTCTGCCTGACGCCGAAGATTGTAACGATGGATCAGCTATGACCATTGCTACCCTTTTAAGGAAGGCACACGACAGATATTGGGACAATGACAAGTACAGTTCCCGCAAACTTGGGATGATTAATGAAATCATTTCTCATGTTGGGGAGAACAGGGCTTTGTCAACTCTCAATCTTGAATTGATAGATGAATTGATTGACCATTGGAGAGGCATACAGAACTCTAATGCCACTATCAATCGCAAACTTAGTATCCTATCTAAAGCTGGTACTTTTGCCGAACAGCGTGGGTGGTTACAGGCCAAGCCTAAGATCGAATGGCAGAAAGAGGGTAAGGGTAGGATCAGGTTCGTATCTGAGGATGAGCAAGCCATCATGTATCGTGTGTTGACACAAATGGGCTACTTCAAGGAACGTGATGTATTCATGTTTCTTATAGATACAGGACTAAGGGTGGGTGAATTAGCTGTACTGAGGTCTACTGACTTACAGGGCAGTAAGCTGACCATATGGAAAACAAAAGCAGACTTACCAAGGACTGTTGTTTTGACCAAGAGAGCCTTGGAAATCTACAATCGTTACGAGGGTGATCTGCATATTCCATATCACACCCTTCACAAACGCTGGAACAGAATGAAAGTCACAATGGGACTTGAGCGTGATGAGCAGTTTATACCACACTGCCTTCGCCATACCTGTGCATCTCGTCTTGTTCAGCGTGGAGTACCTATCTTGGTGGTGCAGGAATGGCTAGGTCATAAGACTATCCAAATGACCATGCGATATTCTCACCTCTGTCCCACTAATTTAGAAGAAGCAGTAAAAGTGCTGGAACCTACTGTGACACAAGCTGTGGCATAAGTGTGTCACTGAGACAGTAAATATTTGCTATGTCATTGATATACTTAGGTTCTTTCGGAAGCAATGCGAATTGAAATCCGTTCGATCCTAGTATCCACTCTGACATAGCTTCATGTACAAACCAAATGGGCTAGTGAAATGCCCTCATCCACTCTCGCATACGTTCAGGGGGTGGATGTCACACATGGAGTTATCTATAAAATGGACTACAATCCTACTGATACCAATGATCGACAGGTCATGTTGGAAAGAGAAATGCGTGAAGAAGGAATGTCACGCTACCACAAAAACAACGCTAAAAAAACAGAGCGTGGGCAGGAGTCCACAACAGGATATGGGCAGTATCTTTTACGAGCCACAATCAGCAAACTTGATGAAGCTATCGAAGCCTATGTAAAAGATTGCTTGACCGGACGTGCTGGTAAAGCGGCTACTGCGGCGGTGTTTCTTGATAGCCTAGAAAGCAATGTCTGTTCAGTGATTACATTGCGTGTGGTGCTAAACCAGATCACAAGGGCGAGAGCCTACACATCTGCGGCTGTTGCCTTGGGCATGGCGATTGAGGATGAGGTGCGTATCCGTGCCTTTGAAGAAGCCAACCCACGGCTGATGAACGTGGTAATGAAAGACCTAGAGAAGCGGTCATCGTCCTATGCTTACAAGCGCAGGAAGCTGGTTGAGTCTGCCAGACGTGACGGTAATGAGTGGCAGTCATGGACACCAAGGGAACGCCTGTTGGTGGGTAATGCTCTCATTGATCTGACCATCCAGCATACAGGTCTTGTTACCCACAAGATCATGGTCAAGGGTGGCAAGAAGCGGCGTCTGTTGTTGCCATCTGATACCACGATGGAAGCAATCAAAGACCTCAATGCTTTCAAGGAAATCTTGAAGCCTGAGTTCTATCCTTGTATCTCACCACCAAAAGATTGGGTTAGCCCTTACGATGGTGGCTACCATAGTCACCACATCCGTCCACTTACGCTGGTCAAGACTGACAACCATAACTATCTTGGTGAACTACGTCACTTTGATATGCCTCAAGTTTATGGTGCAGTCAATGCTCTACAGAGGACAGCCTTCAAGGTCAACGTACCGATCCTTGAGGTGCTACGTCAGGTGTGGGCAACAGGCATCGACTTGCCTACCCTACCACCATCAGAGAACTATCCTATTCCGGGCAAGCCTATTGATATAGCCACAAACAAGGAAGCCAAGACAGCGTGGAAGCGTGAAGCTGTTATCATCCACACAGAAAACAATCGGCTGGATTCCAAGCGGCTCCTGTTGAGAAAGACTATCCAGATTGCTGACAAGTTTAAGGATGAGCCAGCTATCTACATGGTATATCAGCTAGACTTCCGTGGGCGTATCTATGCTGTGCCTAACTATCTCAATCCGCAGGGTGCTGACTTCTCAAAGGCACTACTGACTTTCGCAGAGGGCAAACCTATCAATGAGAACGGTGCCTGTCACCTAGCTATTCATGGTGCCAACTGCTTTGGGTTCGACAAGGTGTCCCTACAGGAGCGTATTGATTGGGTAGAGGAGAACCAAGAGCGTATCCTGTCATGCGCCAGTGACCCATTGGGTGATCTGTGGTGGGCAAAGGAAGCTGACTCACCGTTCCAGTTCCTAGCCTTCTGTTATGAGTGGGCTGGCTGGTGTGCAGAGGGGGCTGGGTTTGTTTCTCACCTTCCTGTTTCTGCTGACGGTAGCTGTAATGGACTGCAACACTTTGCCGCCATGCTACGTTCAGAAACTACAGGCATGGAAGTGAACCTGATCCCGATGGATGATCCACAGGACATCTATCAGAGGGTGGCTGACCGTGTGACTGAGAAGCTACAGGGGATGGACGATCCATTGGCAACGCTGTGGCTTGAGTTTGGTGTCAAGCGTGGGTGTACCAAGCGTCCTTGTATGGTGCTACCTTACGGTGGTAAGCAGTATTCTTTCTCTGACTTTGTGATGGACTACATCGTAGAGCAGAAAGAGAAAGGTAATATGCACCCATTCGGTGACGATGCTTTCAGGGCATCCACTTTCTTAGCTAAAGTAATCTGGCAGTCCATCGGTGAGGTGGTTCATGCCGCTACTGATGCTATGTCATGGTTGCAGAAAGCTGCGAGGGTTGCTTCCTCAGAGGGCTTGCCTGTCAGATGGGATACACCTACCAACTTCCCTGTACTACAGGCTTACAAGGCTACCAAGCCCTACAGAATAAAGACTAAGCTGTTGGGTACGGTGTTCCACCCAATGCTCTACAAAGAGACAGGTATGCTGGACAAAAACAGACAGTCAAACGGCATCAGCCCTAATTTTGTACACAGCATTGATGCCAGCCACATGATGATTACTATTGATGTGGCGAAGCAGTGTGAAATCTTCAACTTTGTCATGGTACATGATAGCTACGGCACTCATGCGGCTGACGCTGAGACTCTATGGTGGTGTCTGCGTAAGGCGTTTGTAGAAATGTACTCTCAGACTGATGTGCTTGAGGATTTTCGTACTGATCTACTGGATGTGCTACCACAGAACAGGCACATTGAGGTGGCTCCTGTCCCGGCTAAAGGGGCATTGGATATATCTGTAGTAGAACACAGTCCCTTCTTCTTTGCCTAATACTATCCACTCACGCAATTAATAGGGTGCATATTAGACCACCAGAATGTTCTAGTGGTCTTCCCTATAGGAGAAAGCTATGGATGAAACCCTTGATTCCTATGAAGAAACAGGGATGCCAATCCCTTTAGATATTCAGGTTGAGGCTATAGAAATTTATGGCTTTATCCTGACAGACAATTATCCACAGGAGGATATATAGCTATGGCTAGAACTGAATATGTCAGCATCGTGACGCCAACAGGTGTGGCTGTTTACCCACATCTCAATCGCCCTGATGCCTACAAAGACCCCAACACAGGGGTATCAGGCAAGCCTCAATATAAGGTGAACCTTTCCTTGACTCAAGAACAGGCTACACCTCTCATCAAAGATATTGAGGAAGCTAAAGCCAAGGCGTTAGCAATGATTCCAGAAGGCAAGAAGCAGAAGGAATCTGATGACCCTTACTTCAACGAACTCGATGATGATGGTCAAGAAACAGGCCGTGTGATTTTCAAGTTCAAGATGAACGCTCAGATCAATACCAAAGATGGACGCACCATTGATATGCAACCACGTCTGTTTGACGCACAAGGCACATTGATGACTGAGTGTGATGACATCTGGGGTGGCTCTTCCTTGCGTGTGTCGGCTGACCTCATCCCCTTCTATGTAGCGGCTGTTGGTGCTGGTGTTTCACTACGCCTGAAAGCTGTTCAGGTTATTGAACTCAAAACAGGAGGTGGTGCCAGTGCATCCTCTTATGGATTCGACAGCACGGAAGGCTTCACAGCCTCGCAAGAGACAGCCCCGAACAATGAGTTCAGTGAAGATGACGAAGATTTCTAGGAAAGATCGTTATCGCAGTGGACTTGAGAAGAAGGTAGCTGATGAACTGACCCGGCTTGGAGTGGACTTTCAATATGAACCACCCGGCTGGGTTCAGTACAACAAACCAACTAGCAAGTACAAACTAGACTTCCTACTACCTAACGGCATCATCGTGGAAACGAAAGGCCAGTTCCTAAGTAGCGATAGGTCTAAGCACAAGCTAATCAAAGAGCAAAATCCAAACTTAGAAATTAGGTTTGTGTTCTCTAATTCCAAGACAAAGATCGGTTCTAAATCTAAGACTACTTACGCCATGTGGTGTGAGCGTTTCGGGTTTGAGTATGCTGACAGGAGTGTACCTACATCGTGGTTACATGAAGAACTAAAACCAGAACAAGTGGAGGCGATCCAATCGTTACTTAAAAAATGAATATGAGAAAATCTACAGAACAAATCATCATCCATTGTGCGGCAACTAAACCTAGCATGGATGTCGATGCTGCAACTATTGACCGTTGGCATCGTGAGCGTGGCTGGCTAAAGATTGGCTACCACTTTGTAATCAAGCGTGACGGTTCCGTTGAAGATGGACGTGACAGGTATGAGGTAGGCGCACACGCCAAAGGACACAATGCTAATTCGATTGGTGTCTGTATGGTGGGTGGACTGTCGGAAGACAATGAACCAGAGAGCAACTTTACGGATGACCAATGGTCAGCTTTGAGTTGGTTGGTTGATGAACTTACCGATGAATGGCCTGATGCCGAAGTCATTGGACACAACGATGTGTCTGAGAAGTCATGCCCAACATTTAATGTGGGAGAATGGTATGCTGGAGAATTTTCCTGATTCGGTTTGTATCCAGCATGAGCCGTGTCCGTCCTGCGGTAGTCGTGACAATCTAGCACGATACTCAGATGGACACGGTTATTGTTTTGGGTGTCAATATTATGAGAAAGCGACAGAAGAAATGGACGAACATGGCGGCAAAGACTTTGGCTTCACCTCTGTTTCGTCAGAGGAAAGTGAAGTCCAAGAAACTCTATTCACGCAAGGGGAAGTCAAGGCACTCGCCAAGCGTGGGATCAACTTAGATACTTGTCAAAAGTTTGACTACCGGGTAGGTCAAAAGAATGACCGTCCCTGTCAGGTAGCGAACTATCGTGGTGACAACCAAAAACTTTTAGCGCAAAAAATTAGATACCCTGATAAGACTTTCCAATGGATAGGATCACCTAAAGATGTTGGCCTTTACGGTCAATGGCTATGGCGTGACGGTGGTAAGATGGTCATCGTCACCGAAGGTGAACTTGATTGTCTCGCACTGAGCATGGTGCAGGGCAACAAGTGGCCTGTCGTATCTGTGAAGAACGGTGCCGCAGGAGCAAAGAAGAATATCCAACAGTCACTAGAATGGTTGGAACGCTTTGATACTGTGGTGTTCATGTTTGACATGGATGAGGCAGGGCAGTCTGCGGCAAAGGCTTGTGCCTCTGTACTCAGTCCCGGCAAAGCAAAGATAGCACAGCTTCCCCTCAAGGATGCCAATGATATGGTCATGCAGGGTAAGCATAAAGAACTTATCAATGCTATGTGGGAAGCAAAGACCTACCGTCCTGATGGGATTGTCAACGGTGAAGAACTGTGGAACTCAGTGTCAACTGATGAAGTGGTTTACAGTGTTGACTACCCATACATAGGACTGAATGAAAAGACTCACGGACTACGCAAGTCAGAGTTGACCACCATTACGGCTGGCTCTGGTATTGGCAAGTCTGCCTTGGTGCGTGAGATAGGGTATCACTTGATAAACATAGGAGAACGAGTTGGCTTCATCATGCTTGAGGAAACCGTTAAGCGTACAGCTATGGGAATCATGGGATTACACCTTAACAAACCTCTCCATCTGGGTAGTGTATCTACCGAAGAGTCTGAGTTACGTTCTGCGTTTGACCATTGTATCGGCAATGGCAGGACATATTTCTACGATAGCTTTGGCAGCACTGCTATCGACAACCTCCTTGCTAGAATACGTTTCCTCGCCCAAGGAGCAGAGTGTGATTGGATTGTTCTGGATCACTTATCTATTGTGGTTTCTGGCCTTGGGGATGGTGATGAAAGACGATTGATCGACAACGCTATGACTGCGCTACGAACCTTGGTTCAGGAGACAGGCGTAGGTCTGATCCTTGTGTCACACCTCAAGCGTCCCGATGGTAACAAAGGGCATGAGGAAGGCGCACAGACTAGCCTCTCACAACTGAGGGGTAGCCACGCCATTGCACAGCTTAGTGACATGGTGCTTGGCATGGAGCGTAACCAGCAAGGTGAAGACTCCAACATGACAACGGTGCGTGTCTTGAAGAACCGCTTTAGTGGTGAAACAGGCGTGGCTTGTCATGTCCAATACGATCCACACACAGGACGTTTGCTTGAATGTAACCCAGACTTTAACGGAGTAGAAGATGAGTTTTAATGTAAGAGAAAATTTTGTTTCAGAGTTCCATAAATCAATGGGGCAAGCAGTTGCGATCCCTTACAACAAAGCTGCGTTGAAACTCCGTATGGATTTGATCTTAGAAGAAGTCCAAGAGTTAGCAGATGAGGTTGCTACTGCAAGGGATGAGTGTTCAAACCTCACGCCTGTATCTTATGAGACACAAGCACGAATCCTAAAAGAACTATGTGACCTTATGTATGTGGTGTCTGGATTTGCTGTGACCTTTGGGTTGCCAGTACAGCCAGCCTTTGTGCGTGTGCATCGGTCTAACATGAGCAAGCTGGTGGATGGCAAGCCTGTCATCAACAAAGCTGGCAAAGTTATGAAGGGTGAGAACTATCAGCCACCCACAATGGAGGGACTTATATGAGTAGGTATGTATTCGACTTAGAGACAGACGGACTGCTGGACACTGTATCCACAGTCCATTGTCTTGTCCTCAAGGACATCGACACAGGTGAAATCATCAGCTACACAGACAACTGGCGTGAAGGCGTCAAGCGTTTGGAAGAAGCTGACCTCATCGTAGGCCACAACATTATCAAGTACGACATCCCTGTACTAAAGAAGCTAGGTACTTTTGACCCGAAGGGCATGATAAGAGATACCTTGGTTTGCACTCGCCTGATATGGGCAGACATCAAGCAAGCTGACTTCAATCGAACAGACTACCCTCGCCGCCTCATTGGTAGCCACAGTCTCCGTGCATGGGGACACCGCATTGGTAACTACAAGGATGACTATCAGGGTGGCTGGGAATCTTTCAGTCAGGAGATGTGGGAATATTGTATCCAAGATGTCGAGGTAACTAACACCCTTTGGCAGAAGATCGTAGTTAAAGATTACAGTGAACGTGCAATGGAGTTGGAACATGAATTGGCTGAGATTCTTTACAGGCAGGAGACTTATGGATTTGCCTTTGACACAGAGGCTGCTGGTGCTTTATATGCTGAACTGTCAGCAAGGAAGTTTGAATTGGAACAACAACTCAAGGCGGTATTCCCTGATTGGGAAATCAAGACGCCGTTTGTCCCTAAGGTAAACTCAAAGAAGTTTGGATATGAGAAAGGTGTTAAGACCTACAAGGTCAAGACCATCTCATTCAATCCGGGTAGCCGTGACCATGTAGCTAACAGGCTAAAGACCCT